ATGCAGTCCAACCCGGACGGCGGCTATTCCGTGCCCGGCGGCGGGGAGCGCGACGTTGCAAATTGGGCGGACGCCACGGCGCGGGCGGCAGTGGTTCCCACGCGGGCCGGGCAACTGGGCGTCCAACTGGACGACTCTTCGATCTGGATTGCGGGTTCAACCACGGCGGGCGACTGGGATCCGTATCCAGTCGTCCCGTCCGGGCAGGTGCGGCTCGCGTTCGTGGCGGACGTCGGGGAGCCTGCGGGCGGACTCCAGGCCGTCGTTGCAGACTGGCTCGTTGAAAATCTCGATGATTTCGACGCTGTCGTCTTCGGGGGTGACAACTCCTACAACGGCGCGGCGGGCGGGAGCGCGTCCTACAATTCCGACTGGGCGGCGTTCGCCGATGTCATCACGGATCAAAAAGCCATTCCGGTTTACGGAAACCACGACTGGGACATTTCCGGCATCGAGGCGCTCGTCGCGGCCAAGTTCCCTTACCTGCCGGGCAATAAGCGGGACTACTCCATCGTTTACGGCGGCGGACTGGTGGAAATCTTCGTCATCAACTCGGCGCGGAACTCCGCCTGGACGCTGCTCGAAGACAACACGACGGCCGGCGCGCAGCATGCGCGGGTTGCGGCGCGGATCGCGGCTAGTTCGGCGCGGTGGAAGCTCGCGTTCGTGCACCATCCGATGACGACGACTGTCGCGGGCTCCAACCGCTACGATGTGAACCTTGCCTGGCCGTGCCTCGCCGGGTGCGACGCCGTGTTCTGCGGCCACGTGCACGCGAGCGAGGCGATGCACTGGGGCGGGGTGCCGTTGTTCAATGCCAGCGGTGCCGTGCGTCAGGACGGCGGCTCGTCGCTGGCGCCACTGGGCGCGCCGTGGAGCCGCCTCGACTGGACGGATGGCGACCGGATTCTTGCGCTGACCATCCATGCGACGGCGCGGGATTGCGTAGTGGATTTCATCGATCTGGAAACGGGCATGTCGGCGTATTCGGCGAGTGTCCAGGATGCGACTCCGCGGCATGCGGAATGGTCGCGAGAGGTGTTCGGCCCCGGCGAGGCCTTGGCGGCTGGAAACTGGATGCGAGCGGGCTCCATTGGACGGGCGTTCGAGATTGAAAAAGGCATCCGGATTGACTTGGAAAGCGGCAGCGATGGCGCGACCACCGTTGGCATTCTGGCGAACAACGTCACCATCGGGGCGTATGTGTTCCCGACCGGGATCACGCAGGGGTATATCCCGCCGCATGACATCATCGGCAGCAAGCAGCGGCTCAGCGAGGGCACTGTCATGTCTGTGCGCATTCTTGACGGCCCCGGGGCCTACGAGTCGCAGGCATTTGGCTGCAACATCACACTGATTGGGAGGTATCTCTCATGAGCCGGAAGGCGAGAAAGCGCGACGGCGCGGGCGGAATCCTCGGTGTGACGCTGGCGACTCCCCAGTTCCGCGAGGTGGCAGCGCATGCGGCGGATCACTGGCACCGCATGACCGGGCTCGACTGCGTGACACTGTCGGCGGCCAGTGACCGGGACGCGTGGTTTTTGAAGCTGCGCCTGCCGTCCGTGCTGGCGCGCCGGCCGATCTGTTTCTTCGACGCGGATTTGTGGATGATCCAGCCGGCCGATGTCGGCGCTGTGCTGGATCGGAACCCCGGCGGCGTCACGGCCGTGCGTGATCCGGGCCGGTGGGACACGGGCATGTTCCCGTGGAATGACAGCCAGGCGGCCGGGGATGATCCGGAGCAGTATTTCAACAGCGGCTGGTTTGTCTGTGATCTCGGCAATGAAGCGGTGCAGGAATGGTTCGAGGCTGCGCGAAAGCTGCACCGCGGCGGCGCTCCGGTCCGCGACTTCGGAGAACAGAGTTATCTGAATGCAGCAGTGAGCCTGTCCGGCGTTCCCCTCGTGCATGCGCCGCGGGCGTGGAATGCACACCCGGGCGGCATTGATTCCCCGCTCTCCATCATCGGCCTGCACGCCATGGGGATTCCCGTGTGCCACAAGGTGCAGGCGCTCAAGAACTGGGAACGGGCGCTCGACCACGGCCGGCGCGGGGTCCGGCTCAACGAGGCCATGATGCCGATGCCTTATCGCTCCGTCGAAAATTACCGCCCTCGCTATGAAGTCTAGTTGTCTTCTCATTCTTTGCGTGCTGGCGCTGGCGTCGTGCCGTACGCCTGGCGTTGTGCAGTTGGCTGATGGCACCCGGATTCAGTCGCCGGGCGCTGTGGGCGGGCGCGGAACGGTCACGGTGCGGACGGCGGCAGGGGATGAAATCGTCATGTCGGACGATCAAGAAGCCTCCTTTCGTGAAGCTGCAGCCGTTGCGAAAGTGGGGCTCATCAGTGCTGCGCTCGTGGATGGTGCCGGGATCGTGAAGGACGGTATCACCAGCGTGAAGAACGCAAGGACGGCGGCCGATGTCTCGAAACATGCCGCGTCATCAGCGGTCGAGGAACAGCGCATCGCGGCCGACCTCGCCGGCAAGGTGGCAGAGATCAACGCACAAGGAGGGTTTACTCAATGAACGCCGTGAATCATCCGCCGCATTACACAGCACACCCGTCAGGCGTGGAGTGCATCGAAATTACGGAGCATTTGGGATTCTGCCTCGGCAACGCCATCAAATACATCTGGCGCGCTGACGAAAAAGGAAACGCTGTGCAGGACATTGAAAAGGCGAAGTGGTATCTGGAGCGTGAGATTTCCAGAAGGGCCAAGGGGCGGATCAATCCCACTGACTGAACTTCATGGACAAAGAATTCTGGATATTCCTCGGGCTGCTCGTCGGCGCATTCACCGGCGCTCTCAAGATCATGTGGGACGCGCTGAAGCGGGATCACCTGCGCCTGGAGAAGGCGTGCGAAGTCCTGAGCGTAAAGTCAGAGAACTGCGAGACCGACCGGAAGCGGCTGCACGAGGAACTGACCGGGCAGGGGCGCGACCTGCGCGATCTGCGGAAGACAATCGCCCGCTGCACAGCAGCCAACTGCCCGGCCCGGGATTCCTGACATGCCAGACTCAAACGCAGGCCGTCCCGTGTGGCAGAAACAACCAGCCCCGATGGAAATCCGCCGTGCCATCGACCCGGACACCAATCTTCCATTCCCGAAGCTCACATTCACCAAAAAAACGAAACTTGCTATGATCAAGAAATTCTCCGACTGGTTCATTAAGGGCTGGCTCGCCCGTCAGGTGCTGAAGTGGATCTCGCTGGCCGGTGCTGCCATTGGCGCGACAGCCGAGCAGCAGACACAGACCGCGGCATTCCTCACCGCTGGAGCTGCCGCACTCGTGGAACTAGTGTGCTCGTGGCTGTCGCGCAAGTGGCTCAAAAAACAACCCGCTCAATAATATGATCAAGTTCTTCCTCGCCCGCGTCCTGTCATGGATCGCGAAAATCTCGTGGAGCGACTTTCTCCGCATCGTGTGG